AAAGGTGGTGAGTCGGTATCTTCTCTTTCTGTAAGTATTATTTGATTTGGTTGTGGGTCTGGTTGTGTGACAATAATTTTTGCAGCATTTGTTGATTTTCTTCCACCGTCATCAATGAATTTTATTAAATATGTTCCAGTTAAAGCCGGAACTAAAGCTTCAGTAGAATTTCCGCTTAATTTTGGAACTATATCTATTGCATTTGAAAAAGTTGCAAAATTTCCTGTATTTACAGAATGCCTTACAACTACTGAACCACCATGTATTACGTCAACATCTGTAGAAGGATCAAAACGAAGTCTTATAAACTGTTCGGAAACAGGTTCAACTGTAAGTCCACTGGGATCTGCTGGTACTGCCGTTTTACCTATCGCACTAAATGTTAAAGAAGATGTATTTTTGCTTAATTTATTTAAAGCATTATATGATTTTACAAAAAATTTATATGTACCTAATTCTGATTCAAATAATTCAAAAGTAGGTCTTGATAATCTTACTACTTTTAAATTTTCATTGTCTCTTTTAAATCCTAATAAATATTCTTTTACACCTTGAACTGGTTGCCAACTTACAAATATTTTTGATACAGCACGATTATTAAGGGCTACAATTTGTTCTGTAGCAGTTAAATTACTTGGTGCTGGTTTTGTGTCAAGAACGGTTGTAATATTTCTTGCTTGAGCTACTTCTAAATTTTCTACAAAATCATATTTATCTGGTTGATGAAATAAAGCAGTAATTGTATATTGACAATCATTTTTTTCTTCAATGGAAATTACCCTAAAGATTTGTAATTTAACAGACGTACTTTCTATTGCATACACACTATTTGCTTGGGGAACTGAGGAAAAGGCTGAAGAAACAGTAATTGTAGTTCCATCTATCGTTGATATGGTTTTACTTTCAGTTGTTCCATCAGATAAAACTACACTTAAAGTTGCACCTGATTCATGAGATAAATCATTGCCTTCTATGCTTGAGCTATCAACAATAATCTGCGTGGTGGATACTCCTGTTTTTATTCTACCCCCTTTGCGAACACCAGCCTTCACAGGGTCTTGTATGCCTATAATTGTTGAAGGTCTTACAATCACACCAGCTTCAAGTGTTGTTGTAAATGAAACAACTTCAGCTTCATATAGTTGAGAATATAAAAACCACCGACCTAATCTATTTGCCTGACCTCTGGAAGTACAGGCAAAAGATTTTAATGTCTTTCTGACAAAACCTAATCTATCTGTAGTATTAGAATCCATGTTTACTCTTTCAAAATCTATCTGTTGTGTTTCATTATCAAAGTAAGACACTTCAACAGCAGTAAATTTTGTTCTATTCCCTGCACCTTGATATGTAAATCCTTCTTCTGTTACGTTTGAAAGATTAAAAATATATTGTGGCTCTGATTCATTTGTAGCTAAATTTGTTGGACGATCTTGTGCAATCTGTAATGTACCAACACCATAGAAAGGCATAGCGTTCATTACAGAACATAAATCATTTATCAAGGTATAAGCATCATTTTTTTTATTAAGAACAACATTACAACTAAATCTTGGTTCTGTTGTCTGAGTTAATTTATCAAAAATTAAAGTACTAGAATAAGCACTTGCTGAATAAAATGAAAATACATCTAATTGATCTTCTGTTATAAAACCTTCTGACCCTCCAAATCCTTTATCTGTTGTCAAAATGTCAAATAAAATCCAAGCTGGATCACTTGTCCATTCTTTTGTTGATTTTAAGGTTCCATTAAAAACATATCCATCTGGATAATGTATAAACCCAAAACTATCAACAGTACCAAGTCCTAAAGAAGTTGCCTGTGCTTGGTCATGAACTACTATTGGTGTTAGACCGCCATTTGTATCTGGTATTTTTACCTTTGTACCTTTAACACGATACATTCTTTTTGGATATGACTGAAATTCTTGTGCATTAAACCTTATTGCTGCATAAGCAAACCCTTGATATGTACTTGTATCTGTCTGAATTTCTGTATATGACAACCAGTTAGTGCTGTTTTGCAAAGCGGGGTCAGTTCCATCTGCTGTGTTTCTGATTACACTTAAGACGATTGGGAATTGTAATTGATCTGATATGACAACTTTTGCACTGCTTTGAAATTGTACAGGTGGATTATTAAAAACAATAAGAAACTCATTTGCATCATTAACCTGTGAAACTGTTGTTGATCCTGCAAGACCGTTAAAACCACCCTCTTGGAAATCTAAAACTAAAGTGTCGCCCTGTGAAAAGCCATGATTTTCAAGTGTAATTTTTACAGTTCCAGCATTTACAATATATGTTGCAACTCTATTAAATTCTATCTCATAATCTTTAAGGTATGGACTTGTAGCTCTTCCATTTGTGACATCTAAAATAACAGGGTTTCGTATATTTCCATTATTTTCTGTTATTCTTATTGAAATTTTTGCTTCTGCTGCAATAATATCTCCATTATCTTTAAACTCCTGCAAAGCTGGAAACTGCATTGTCACTCTAACTTTATCAACACTTGTATTTGTTATTGATCTAGACAAACCAATACTTGTCTTTACACTACAATCACCTTGAAATGACTCATTTTGAAAAGTTGTATTTATTACAAATGAACTTGTTGAAGGTATTGAAAGTATATTTTGAGTCTGTGGTTTTTCTGTTAGATTAACAGCAGTTGATGTTGTATTTTCCCAATGAACAACTTCACCTACAGAATAGCCATGCGCCCCACCTGTAAGACCTACCAGCATTTGATTTGCTTCTAAAGTAACAGAAACTCCATCAATACTTGTAGTCTGACCGCCAGCCCCTGCAAGGGTGTAAGTTCCTGTTTTTGTAGTAGTAAAAGGTGAATTTGTAAGGGCAACCCCAACAGGGATAGTATTTTCTACGCCATTAATATCAGGAACAGCAGTTTGATCTGATGTGCCATTTCTCATATGAACCGTTACACCTGTAAAATTTTCTGTTCCATCAGCATTTTGTATTGGTGTCCCATCTAAAAAAATATTTTTTCTAAACGTATCTTCACCATCACCCTGTGGATCATCTATCCCATGTATTTCTCCATACCCAAGCAAATCTAAAATAGTTGCAAACTGTTTGCTTCTTAAACCATCTTCGATTAAATCAGGGTCAACAATATTAGGTTCTTTTCCAAATAACTGATCGTCAACTAATCTAGGCATTTTTTAAGTTTGTGTATTTGTGGTACTTTTTACCTGTGCTGTGTCCGACCCTGCTGAAATTATAACTGAACCTGTGAAAACACTTCCATAAATAATAGGTATAGGAACACCAGCATTTGACACATTCTGAATACCACTAAAACTGTAAGAACCCCTAATACTTGGGTCAGTATCGCCTACTTGAGATATATTAGATGCTGGTTGTGTTGGGGATATAAGTTCAGTAACACCTCCAATTAACATTGAAGTTCCTAATGCTGTTACTACCCCTCCTAATGCAGAACCTATAGTTATGCCTAAAAGAGTTACACCTCCTGCACTAATAGCAGCCCCAGCACCTATTCCAATCGCACCTACAACTATCGCTGCTATTGGCCCTGCACCTGTAGCAACTGGAATTATCTGAATATCGCCCTGACCTGACATTGTCAAAAATTCTTCTGTAACAACACGACCACCCATTTTTATTTTATAAAGCTGATCATTCATATGTTTTTCAACACCTTCAAAATTTGCTTTTAAAAAAGCAAACGCCTGTTGTGGTGATTTAACAGCAGCTTCAAAATACGATTGACCTAGAAACTGCCTTAACTTTCCATACACTTTAATTTTTTTAAGGTTCATATCTATAAACCCCATTTAATGCTTGTTGATATCTTAAGTCAAAAAACTCTCTGCAACTTAAAGCTTTTATATTATGATTCAAAATCATCATATCGCCAATATAAACTGCTACATGATCTAAATTACCTGTAATTGATCTAAACAGCAATACATCACCAACTTGCACATCATTATTTGTTTTTTGTTTTTTAAAATTAAGTTTTGGTAAAGCATATTCAAACTCTGGACTTTTTAAAAAATCTTTTAATTTTTTTGGTCGTGTCCAATATGGTATTTCAATATTTTTGTTTTCTTTAAACCAATCAGTAACAACAGACCAACAATCATGCTTCCCCCATATAAATCTGCGTCCTATTAATGAAGGTGTTTTCCAACCAGAAGGCTCTAAACACTCCCAATGATCATGTTCAATACTGTAAATGTAATATGGATAGCCTAAATGTTCACAGGCTGCTTTATCTGTTTCTGATGGTGTAGCTGCTCCTATGGGGTGGCTATGAACTACACCCATAACCTCACCAGTATCTTCACAATCTGCCCAATCATCAGGGTCTAGCATAAAAAACTCATGCTTTCCCTCTGCCAAATTTTTGCAAGGCCAGAAAGTTTCTCTACCTTTAATAATTGCAAGCAAGCCACAAGCTTCAATAGGGCTTTGTTTTTTTGCATATTTTTTAAAAGACTCCTTCCAACTCATAATTAAAAATTAACAAATGTACCAACACCCGGAAAATCTTCTCTTGTTACAAGTTTTTTTGGTGCGCCTATACCTATTAAATCAAAAGTTGAAACTAATTCAAACTGTACGATATCTCTATTTTCTATAACTTTACGATCTATAAAATAGATTTCCTGTGGCATTTCAGCAGTAGGGTCAACAGAGCCAACTTTATATGGATTAATATTTGATGGAAAGTTCTCTTCATCTAAAAACCTTGCAAGTGTTCTTCTGCGTGTAACTTTTGCACCAGCAAGATCAGTAAAGGGGAGAATTGTAGCATTATTTGTTAGTTGTATTATTGCTGTGATCGTACCTAATAAGTTTGAGAAAGTAATTGTTGGTCTTGGTAACTTACCCTTGCCTGTATATTTAAAACCCTCCGCCTTACAAGGCATTCTTGAATAGGTATTTGATTGCCATATTATGTCACCACTATCTTTCATATTATTGCCAGCATGAAAAAGATAAATAGTAGGATTTGCTGAAACTGAATTTACATTAAATGAAACAGTATTACTGCCTGTAATAGATTGTGAAACTATAGCAGTAACAGTGAAAGTATTTGTAGTTTTAGATTGAATTGTATAAATCCCATCAGCAGCACCGCCAGTATGAAAATCTAAAGTTAAAATCGTGCCAACTGTTAAACCATGCGAATTAAGTGTAATTGTAATTGTGGTTCCGCTTTGTGTATAAGTGCAATTAGTTTTTGCTGATTTTACATAATGAACATCAGCTTTTAATTCGACAGAAAACAACTCAATAATTGATTTATTTGTAAGTTGTTGCAGTTCTGTTGTAGGGTTGCCCATTTATGGTTCAAAAACCTCCCTGAAAGTTGTATTTATTATTGCTCTGTTGTTATAAGGAATTGATTTTGTCCAAGAATCGCATACATACTGTCCAGCACCAGAAAGTGTAATAGAAACAGTGCCACTGTCTGTTGCAGAAGAAGCTGCGGTTACTGTAAAAGTGTCTGAATCAGCAGAAGAAGCCACAGCAAAAGTGCCATCAGTAGGAGAACCACTAGCAGTTGATGTGTAATCAATTGTCAAAATATCACCAATAGCAACTCCATGCGAAGTGATACTTATAGTCACAGTCGTTCCACTTTGCGAATATGTACCTGTTTTTGTAAAACCTTCTGCTGGTGGTGTAAAAGTAAAGCTTGCCTGATCGTTTACTCTACTTCTTAAAAACGCTTCAATGACATCTGATTCAGTCTCAGACACGTTGAAAGTAAGATCATATACTTTAGGGTCTTGAGATAATGGAAGTCCTAATAAAGCCCTAAATTCATAACCATCACCAAGCTGCGAAACCTTAATTTTAGGTTTGCTTCTTTTTCTCATCCCATAAACAGGTGTTATCGAGGGAAATGTAGCCATTATCTATTTAGTAAACCTCCAGCCCTTGATTCTTCTACAAGTGTAGCTTGAACTATACCACCGATAAGTTGTCCAAGTTGATCCGCTTCAGAACCATTACCCTGAACAGAAGTACCAGAAGCATCAACATTTACAGTAATCATATTATTAGTTGTACCGCCTCCACCGATTGCATTGTTTGGAATAATATTGCCACCTCTTGAACCCATTTGCAAAAGTTCAGGTCCTCTTTCTCCTACCAAGTAAGCTCCACCAGCAGAAACTGGCCCACCATTTGCCCTTCTAGAACCACCAAAAGTAAAACGTGATACCTGTTGTTGTGGAGTAAGGGTTGGAGTTTGTCTTGCTGCACTTCTGGAAAAATTCTTGCCACCGCCACCTGTAAAAAGACCGACAAGTGCATTTCCTAAGAAATTTCCTAAACCAGTAACCGCTTGCTGAATTGCAACTTCTATAAGTTTACGTTTTAAATCATTCAAGACATTTATTGCAGCCTGTCCAAGAGTTTGCGCTCCCATCGCCGCATCAGTAAGATTTTGCACAACACCATCTTCAATAGATTTTCCTATTTCCATATATTTTTCTTTTAGTGTTTTTGTTTGTTCTTCCTGTTTTTTCTGTTCTTCTTGAATTTTTTTACTTGCTTCATTTTGTTTTTGTTTTTCCTCTGTGATTTGTTTTTCTACTTCTAATGTATTTAATCTTGTTTGAAGTGCGTCTAAATCTGCTTGTGCTTCTTCTAACTTTCTTTGCGCTCCTCTTTGCGCATTTCCTCTCGATTTTTGAAGCGCCTTTTCTAATTCTTCTACCGCTTTTTTTTGTTCCTCTAATGCTTTTGTAACATCTTCTTCTCCTCCTTCCTTAATCAAATCTTGAAACGCTTTTGCTTCTCTTCTAGCTTTGAAAAATGCAGTTCCAAGACCTCCAAGAGCTATAACTAATAATCCAATTCCAGTTCCAGCTAAAGCAATTTTTAAACCCATCAAAGATGATGTTAAAGCAATAATTTTTAAATTA